TGTGCAAGACCAGCTATGCGTTGACATCGTGTTGTGTCATCCATACGTCCTGAGACGTACAGAGTTGCAAAAATCATGCGTTTTTCGTTATATAAAGGAACATATAAGTTGCCAAACTTTTTACACTCCGCGCCCAGAAAGACAAGACCTTCGATAGTTAAACCGAATTTGAAGTCTTGTATATCAAGGCCAAGGAGTTGAAAACTTTCCCTAAGGTCAGCTTCCTGAAATAGTTCGGGCATATTAGTTCCACCGATATTATCATCAGAGTAGATAGCCAAGAAGTTTTCACGCATCAAGGTATCATAGTCCATTCGTATATCGTATTTACGAACCACGCGTGCAATATGTGCAAAAACACACCAGATATGCATAGTGGTGTTGCCGGACGACGTCCTAAGTTTTCCGGATTTTTGTGCTATTGCTGTTGCAATTACTTGCCCATTAGGAAGTAATTCGTAACAATAGGAGCTTTCTTCAGTCAAGAACTGCCAATCAACCTCATTGATCACTTCTTCTGGATGGTACATTTTTCGTCGAAGATTATCGTCTTTAGAAAGCAGGTGTGGGCCCACCTTTTTGTCCCAACGCCAAACGTCCCAAGTAAACTTATACTTGAAACGGTTGAGTTTAGACATTAAAGTGTGCCACCCGCCATTCTCTTTGACAAAACCCAAGGCCGACCACGTTTCACACGGATGTGATACTAAGTGCTCGTCTTGGTCTTCGAAATAGACCTTTTCCAGTAATAAATAATCTAAAGGGGGATTGCGAAAAAGACGTATTTTTCCAGCAAGAATATCCTCAAGAGGTAGGTACTCTATTTTCGGTGTTACTTTCCACACCACCGGGGGTCGTTGGACCCCAGGGCGGCAGTACTCAGCGTAATACGCGAGATAGGTTCTTAGCGCCTTATCTTTGGACATTTGCATAGGAAATCCTGCGGAGGCATCAGGTGCTATTGTAACACGACGGAAGTCCCTTTTACGGAACCGACCCATCATGGATGAGAAATGTTTCTCTAATAGCAAATCTGCAGCTTCTTCATCTTCCGCCGCTACAAGCCAGATTTCACGCACGTCGGATTTCTCCAACGCTAACGTTACACTCCAAACTGTAGGGCGTACTATTCCGAAGCTTTCCTCAGGCATTCTTTCCTGGAAAAATTGAAGAACAACTGGATCGAAGAAAACGTAGGACGGTATTTCCTCTAAGGGCATTGCCCTGCCTGTCGTAACCACAGGATCAGGGACGGTCTGCCCCCCTAGGTGATAAAGAGGATGATTCACCAAGGGGGGCAAGAAGGCCTTTAAGGGGTGTTCTTGGCCCCAGGCTGACCAAAAAAATCAACCATGGGTTGAGTGAAGATGACACAGCAATTTGCACGCGAAGCTTTGTCCGCTGTGCCCATCACATGTACACCTACAATCACTCCATTGTTGCTCATCATAGCCGACCCGGAGAGACCGCATTGTGACGAGGCGGTATGACATAAAGATCCGGAGACCTTTTGAAATGGTGCCTCTAAGGGGATGAGAGAGCCGTACGTTTTCCAGAGTTCTCGCCTCTGGGGTTCGTCGACATCGAGACCAACCAGCCAAACTTCATCACCGCTCTTCGCTTTTGCCATCTTATACGGCTTAACCGAAGTGGAAGCGGGGCGGTGTGCCCAAACCAAATCGAGGTCCTCGGGTATACCGGGTCCTTTTGGCAAGGGTTTAAAGCTTAGTATGTGTTCTCTAGACTCACCTTCGGAGACAACAGTAATCGTATGTTTGTCACCTCCGCCTGATATCACATGTTTTGCTGTCAGGACTACATTACCAACGAAGAAGGCATTACCTACTGCGTTTGCTTTGCCATCCTTATAGCTCGAAACCACTGAATGACGTGAACGATCAATTATCATTGGTGGAACCGGAGAAGAAGGAATCAGCGACTCCTGATGGTGAGATATCCCGGGCATTTTTCCCTTCGAAACTTTCTTACCGCGAACGGTTTTCTTTTTCTTAGGCTTTGGTGCAGCGGGTTTATCCAACACTTTGAGGACGGGTTTTGTGGCAGTATTCTCAACCGCAGCATCCGACTTAACCTGCAAAGGAAGCGTCGATTCATACCCTGGGTCAACAAAGTCCCAGTAATAATCATCGGCGGCATATTTCCCCAAAACAGGCTCATCGTCGTAATCTGTACGGCCAAGTTTCATGTCATCAATCCACGCATCCCATTCAGCATTGTAATCCTCAATCATCATTTGACGCTTGTCACGCCAATCATCGTATTCTTCGGGTGTTAAGGCTCGTGGAGCCCTCCGAAAATTCCGAGAATTTGTGTGAACGTTACGAGAACCACGCCCCCTCTTAGATTTACCCCGACTATCCTTAGTTTCCCAAGCACAGTCCGAATCAACCTCAGAAAGGTTGTCACCAAAGGCGACACGAGTGGTTTGCTCTTTCTTCTGCTTTTTGCCCATTTTCCCGTAGGAGTTTTTGGGCGTCTTTTTCCAGACCTTAACGAAAAGGTAGTAAGCAGCGATTGCGAAAACGGCAAACACGACGAGTATAGCAAGAAAGTGCTGGAACTTCTTGGTAGGGGATTCAGTAAAGAAACCCTTTTCCTTGAGTTTGTAGTACTTTCTACGTGTTACACGTCGACTTCCGCCACCATGGTGTTTAGGAACACGAATAGTGACGTACTCATTGAGTTTTGCTTCAGGCATTTTTTCCCACTCCTTCTTATTACCATGCTTTTGAGCACCCGCGATCCATTCTTCTATATCGTATTCATCCCAAGTTTCCCCGGAATTATATTCTGACGAATCAAAATATTCGATTGGAGTTTCAGGATCGTGGGGGTCAAGCACGATTTCAAGTAGGTGCTCTTGTCGAGCAGCGTCTATATGACGATTAATCTTCATCGAGTGACGAAGCCAACCAGCATGATAGACGTCGGTGGGATTACCTTTGGCAAGCTCACTTTCATACCTTATCCAGTCAAGAAAATCTTGTTCAGACTCACTTCGACTGTTTGTTGATTTCCGCATCTGCTGCACTGCCTCTACAATCAAGTGCTCAGAATCAGACTCAGAGTCTGAAGTGGATGACTTAACACCTGCACGTGGTACAGATGTCGAAGCTGATCCAGCGACAGAGACCTGATCATACTCCTGACGAGCTTTATTTTCGCCGGTTTTTACACCACGATTAAAAGCTTCAAGCCGCACCGTTTGGAGCTGCTTGGCAGTATAACCAGGCGCATCATCTTCTATTTCATCAGAACTAATAGAAGAAGACACGGGAGACTTCTCTTTCCCTTTGTCTCTCTTTTGACGTTTCAATCGAAGTCGACGCTTCTCGCGGGCATCTAACGTTGCCTCCACGATCTTAGCTAACTTCTTCGGTGAAACATCCGCGTTTTTTTGGCGCTCCTTAACTAACCTTTCAATTAGATCTGGGTCACACTCAGCATCCAAAGGATCGAGTAAACGATCCACATGTTTGGCACCCTTAAAAACTTTCTTTAATCCGGGAAAGACCTCCAAGAGGCCAGTAGCGGAAAGACAGCTCTTAAGGATGGAAACTAGTTCAATTCCCACACCTCCAGCGAAAGTGGCAGCAGACCGAACGACACTAATGTCTTTCAGTATGTTTACCAGATCGCGGATAGCATGAAAATCAAAAAGGACAGCAGCTCCTCCAACCAACACAGCACTACCTGTAATCAGACGGAAAAGCTTCAATGTAACATCTTTGGACATCTTGGATTCTTCCAAGCGTTCACCGTATACAACCTTTTGTATCATCTTCTTCACACGATGCTTATAGAACATAAGCAAGCCAGCAAAAGCAATTAAAGCACTTCCAGATGAAAAATAAGGATGACTGACTAAAAATCCACCGACACCATTCTTGATATCGGAAAAGACCTTTGTTGCGTCACCTTTAATTTTCGTGGCAGCTTCTAATACCTTTTTCTTAGCTTGTTTTGCTCCTTTCATTGCTACAACCTTAACCTCTGCAAGACTTTTCTTTACGAAAGAGAAATACAGAGCGAGGCCTAATTTACGTAACAACCATGCAGGGGTTGATTCAATAGGATACAAAATATATACAGCGATATTGCCTAGAATATAGCACAACATAACCAAAAACGCTATATGATATAGCATGGCCCAAGTCCCTTGTGTAGGGAATAGCGTTAGAAGACCGGCAAAATTTGTGGCATTACCCACAAATGTGCCGTAATCTTCCTGGGCGCAGGTCGCGAATTCAATAGGTGTGAT